GAGACCTTCTTTTTCCATCAGCATCATTTGGTAAAGCTCCAGCGAAAGCTTTAATATTATAAGATACGTTCTGATAAGAAGAAACGTTGATTGACAAAGGGGAAGTCCCTGTGTTTGTATAAACAGTAGCTGTAGGGGCAGTATGATTGCCGGTTTCGATGAAATCTCTTGTCCCCGTAGTTAGGGTATAATAAATCTTGGCTGTTCCACTATGGTCTGGGACAGTTAAAGTTATTGTATTTAAATCGGTGCTTGGATATCCATGATGAGGACTAAATTGAACCTTTGGATATCTTGTATTTAATCTATAAATTCCAGAAGAAACATTACTTGCACTATAGTAGCTCAAATAAGCTTTTGCTTTTACTGCATAATATAATGTGCCTGTTCCGGTATTTGTTAATTCAACGGGTGAGCTATACAAATTAGATCCAGCCGTAGGATCAGAAACATTTAATCCAGAAGGATTTGTTCCAGAATTTAAAGTATAATAAATCGAAGCATTTGGATGTCCAGCAACGGACATAGTAACTGTATCTGAGTCAGTTACGTCTACAAAAGTATAGTAAGCGTCGTTTGTTGGATTTACAAAAGGGGAAAATGCAACAGCAGGTAATTCTCCAATAGTCGTAGCAGGAGTCCATTGATTAGTGCATCTATCATAAGCTTTTAAAACTGGCTTGCAGTCTCCAGTTGTATCTAGCCAAAGATTTCCACTTTGATCAAATGTCCCACTTGAAGGCTGAAATCCAGAAACAATGATAATTGGAGCCTTGAATCCGCTAGGATTGTTTCTAGGGTAATAATTTGCATTTACCCAGCCAGTACCTTCTGTAACTCCAGTGCCTGTGCCAGCCAAGATGCCAGTTTCTGCTGCTCTTACGTAACCGCTAGGATTGGAGGCTTCATAAAATGTGCCAGATTCAGATCTGCCAACATAGTTAGCATTTACCCAGCCAGTGCCTTCGGCAACCCCCGTGCCTGTGCCAGCTAAAATTCCGGTTTCTGCGGCTCTTACATACCCGCTTGGGTTTGATCTTGGGTAAAAGGTATCGGAGACATAGCCAGAATAACCAGTGGTGAGATGATCGCCAGTCTGCGATGTTCTGACCAAGGATGCCAAGCCCGTAGGCTCTAACTGCTTTAGTTTGATATAATTTCTAGCCATAACCTTTTACCGTCTATAGTTTTTACACGCAATTTAAATAAAAATCGGAACAAATGTATTATTTTCTTCTTTTGGAGCTTGCATCATTTCGTAGTAACTTTTTAAAGCCCAATTTGCCAACATAAGAGTAGTGTAATTGTCTTTTCTGGCCCTATTTGCGCTGGTTGACCTTTTTAAATGTTGGGGAAGGTCAAAAGTCTGAGTGCCTTTGGCTGTAGTTTTGACCTCGACCAAGGCACACTGCTTTTTTGTTTGGTAAACTAAGTCATCTTGAGCTTCCAAATAATCAAGCTTGCTTTCATAAGGAACCAAATCTACATTGATTTTTCTATTCATTGTCTTGTCAAATGCAGATCCGTCAGCGCAAGTTTTTGACGCAAACCAAATTTTCTTATGGTCGATGCAAGCTTGAAGATATTCGTTAGCGTTTCTGATAAACTTAGAGGTAAACAATTGCTTGAATACAATTGTTCCATCTTGCACGTTGTAAGCGTTTCTCGCTTTTTTGACGGCTTTTATCTTTTCGGCATCTTCTGCGTCACTATCAAAGTCAAAGAATTTTAAATTTATTTTATTATCAATAAACAGTTCGCTTTCATTGGCAGAATCAATAAACTGATATCCAGCGTTATCAATACATATCATAATTACATTAAAATTAGATACGATATGATAAAGATATTTGATGTGATCTTTTAAATCTCCACCAGCTACAGCATAAGTATTTACCAGTGTGCCTGTTTTGGTTTCGTCATCCACTTGCAGCAAGCTCATCGCAAAATAGTCAGAGCTTGGACTGTTTGAAAACGAAGGGTCAATTCCAAGAATATATTTACAATCTGGATTTCCTACAATCTCTGTCGAAGGCTGTTGACCATCTGGAATTGTGCAAGCGTACATTTTTTTTGCACTAAAATAGCTGTCAGATCCATCAGTAAACTGGGCGCAATATTCCCGCTGAAAAGAAGAGTTGCTTTGTCCACCGTCTTTGGCTTCCTGAATGATGGTTTTATCTACCATGTGTTCTGGCAAAGCCTCGTAGCTCATTTGGGCTACAAAATAACTTGTTTTATTGGTTTCGTCAGAAAACTTTTCGGAGTAAATTTGATTTACCCAATCTTGATAAGTTTTGTATAAATTTTCAAAAGTATAACTCGCAGAAGAAAGAGCGATCATCTTTGAATTGTTTTCAAAGTTCATTCTTTCACTTTCTTGCATCTTTCCATCTTTAATAAGCTTTTCTTCTATTTCACGAATCTTCATTCGCTCTGCCATATTCTGCGGAGCGACCAAGAAGGGCATGAGTACCGTCTTGATAGTTTCTTCTGGCAAGAGGAGATACTCGTCAAGTACAAGTATGTTAGCACGATAACCACGAATTTTTACGATAACCACGAATTTTTTCACCGGACAGTGGGATAGCTGTAATTGTTCCATTGTTAATTTTCCATTCAAATGCGTCGTTTCTTTTAGTTTTTGCGCCAAAAGCTTGATTCAGCAATTCAGCGCCCTTGCCTTCGCAAATTTTTTCGATATTGTTGAAGATAAACCGCGCAGTACGAAAAGTCGGACCAGCAACTAGGATTTTGGTTCCCGGTTCAAATATACACTGAAGAATACAGTAAACAGCAGAAATGAATGTCTTGCCGCTACCACGACCAAGGACCAACATGCTGAAGTTTCTGTTCAGCATTCCCTTGAGAAGAACCTCCTGAAAAGGAGCTAATTTGATTCCGGTCAAAAGCTCGACCGTAAAACTCAAATTACTTCTTAGAAATTTAGCAAGAGTAATTTTCGCTTCTTTATCTTCCAACTCCCCTTTTATGGAAAGAAGCTCTCGATTATAATCTATAATTTCTTTTTTATATTTTTCAGGAGCGTACCACATTATAAACAATTAGTGTCATATAAAAACTGTAAATCCGCATTTCTACATGACCCTTTTGATGAAAGTAATTTTTGTATGATCTGAGAGCTTTCAGATCTGTTTTTAACAAATAAAAATTGTATATTCTTGTAAGACTGTAAAAGGTCTCTGACTCTATGAAAAATAAACTCAGGAGTCGCTCTAACCTTGTTTCTAATTACCGGAAGCTTGTTAAAGTTTGTTGCCGCACCATAACTAGACTCAACGACAACAGTAATATAAGCTCCTTCAACAGCCGCCCTTTCGATCTCCCTTTGGAACCTTTCGAATCCACCAGACATTGTTCCTATGAAGTCAATTAGATTTTTTCTTTCTACGTATACGTTGTCGCAAATAGATTGGTCATTTAAAGTATAATCGCCAAAGTTCAGCTTTTTAACTTCTATATCGACGCCAAAAGAAAGAGGCTTTTGCTCTCTTGTATCTACGTAAATACAATGATCATCTTGAAGTTTTTGAGGCTCGATTTTCGTTTTGTAAGAATACTTTCTTTCCAAACCAATCGAAGAGCAGATATTCAAATAACTAAACTTTTTGGTTTTAAAATAATGCAGCGGAGGAAACATCAAGCTTCGAAGCTCGATTTGACTTGGCGCATATATTAATTTCTTTCTTTCTTTTCTTTCTTTTAAAAAATTCTCGCAATAAGCTTGAGCTTCTTGATCTGATGCCTTTTCAAGCCAACCTTTCAAACTTGTTCTTGAATTAAACTCAGTATCAAAATATTGATCCCTGTTTTTAAACTTGATAATCTCGCCAGTAAATTTGTCATACTTGGCATAGTACTTTTGGTAATACTGAGCTTGTCGCAACTGGTGAGCCTTAAGATGACCATGAAGGCTTTTTACAGATGTAAACTCTTTGTCGCAAACTTTGCACTTTACTTTATCCATTGAGGGCTTCTTCTTCTGTAAGTCCGAGGATACGAGCTTTGACTTCGTCAATTGAACTGAGTCTTCCAACTTCATTTTTAACATTTTGCTTTTGTAGTTCTGCTAGTTTGATAAGTTTTTCTCTACTTTCTTGCTCTTTCCAAAGCTCAACCAAATTTAAAATACTTGCATTTTCGTTTACAAGCTTCTTTAAACGATCACTTCTTTTTTCCTTGAGATCATTTAAAAGTTTTTGTTGACGATTAACGCACTGGTTATATTCTGTCTGAGCCGTATTGATCGACTCGACCAGCCCCATAGAAATTCTAGCACCTTCTTCGCTTTCGTCCGCTTGACGATCAAGATGAACCTGAAGACGCTCTACTCTTCTTTGAATTTTAGCTGAAATTACAACTTCTTGGGATAATACAATATACTGGTCAACTTCTTCCTGCGTCAAGTCTGGTTTGTCATGAGTATATCTTACGAAAGATGATTCAAACAAATTTTTATCGGTCATACTTTCATATCCGTTGATTTGATGAGAAAATCTGAAAGTACTAAGATAATTAATAAGAGCAAACAAACACTTTTTTTCTTTTGGCCCTAACTCCTCTTTTCCACCAAAAGGTTCGTTTACATATTTTTTGATTCTTACAAAAGCTCTTTCGGCAGACTTGGGCGGCTTGTATTCGTTTGTGCTGACTTCATTTGGGTCTTGAAAAGCTTGATCGTTTGGATTGCGATCTGTAATTTCTTTGATTTCATTTATTACCGACAGAGTCTTTCTATCTCTATGAGATGTATCTCCACCAAACAATGTCTTGGCGATTTCATGCCCAGTCATGTTTGTATAATTGTTGGCGATAAATTCTTTGTCGTTTTCGGAAAGTTTGTAGACTCTAGGCTTGTATTCGTTTTTTGATTGAGCTTTCAGTTTTCTAGAAGCTAAAAATTTTCTTACCAATCTTCCCTGCTTGGTTCTTCCATCAATGTTTTCGCCGGGAAAAGCTGCATTGATCAAATCTTGTAAGTCGGGCGGTGGAGAAGGATTGTCGTTCCAAAAGTCAATAATTGCTTGCTTTTGTTCTGTTGTAAGTTCCTTACTCATAGATATCAATCTCCCCTTTCTCTAAAAGCTTTTTGGCTTTTGTAATTATTCGCTTTTGAACATTTTTTATTTGCTTGTAGCCGGGATTTCTTCCTTGTTCATTGGTTTTGTATCCCATTTCTTTTGCGACTTCTACCTCTGTTTTGTTTTCAATAAATAATAAATAGTATATCTTGTATTCGTGAGGTTTTAAAATTTCTTTTATTTTCTCGTTGAAAATTTTAATGTTGGTTTCGTAATCAAAGTGTTGGCTTTCTTGAGATTTTACATTTTGTGAAGAGCTTATCGGGGGAGCAAGTTTTATATCGTAGGCATTTTTCTTTGTTCTTGTCCACTCTCTGTATAAAGGGCAATCTTCGCCTTGAGCTTCATATATATCGCAGCCCATATTATCTTCTGCCGCAGCACATCTTATACACGGTTTGGCATAATTGGTGTAGTTGTTGCGTATAAGATTTTTTATTTGATTTGAAATTAACCTATTAAGCCAAGGTCCAAGAGCTTTTTCGGGGTTGTATAAATGCCATTTTTTATAAATATGCGCCCGAATAATGTTTGATACATCATCAAAGTCCATCCAATTGATAGCCGTAAGATTCCACTTGGGCTTTCTTTTTAAAATTTCTTCATTTATAAAGTCTATGTTCTCTTCGAACTGCTCTTTATAATCTTTTTTTTTGGATCTTGACACAATGAGAGTGTATTACACTATCTTATAATAATAAAAAAATAAGTTTTTTATAAAAAAAAACTGTAAATATAAATGTGACCAGCAATTCAAATATAAGAATTAGAAATTTTAAAAAATTTTTAAATGATAAAATCCCGCTGGTCAAACCCGTTAAACTGATACAAAGAAAGACAAAAGACTGCTTTGGCTACTGTTACGAAAAAGAAACTCACTTTATACTTGTAATAAATAAAGAGTATAGTTATTATCAAAAGATAGACACAATTATACACGAATATGCTCACGCAATGACAATGTCAGAGCGCAAGTATAATTCAAAAGATGAAAAAACAGAACACGACGCACATTGGGGTGTTTGTTATTCCCAAGCGTACAGATGTTATTTGGACTTTATAAATGAAACTAAATCAAAACCAAATACAGATAGCGATAAATTATCTTGAGCAAATTATGAACATTTCATACGAAAAGCTTCAAGAGAATTTTGACGAAAACGACATTCGTATAAACAGCCTATCCAAAGAGGCAATTGATATACTAAAACATAAAATCAATCAAAAGCCCTAAGCTTTTTAACCAAGAATTTTACAAGTTCGTCTCGCATAATATCTTCTTCATCCAATTTAAAAGTCACAACGCCAGCAGCAGCACTTTCTTCGTCTCCGAAGATATGCATCATTTTTTCTAGTGCGCCACCCGTGCCGTGCCTTAGATCAGTTTGCATTGGATCTCCCAATATAAAGCATTTACTGCCTTTGCTGAGTCTTGTTAGTACGGTGGTAAGTTCTTTTTTGGTAGAGTTTTGAGCTTCGTCTAAAATAACAAATTTATGACTCCAGTTTAGTCCTCTGGCGAAGTTAACTGGAAACATTTCTATTTTGTTTTCGGTAATTAATCTTTGGGGACTTGCATTTGCCACAAGTTCAGAAATTTTATCAAGAAATGGGAGATTGTAAAAGCTAAGTTTTTCTTCGGCACTTCCCGGCAGAAATCCAAGCTTTGCTTCACTAGATTCAACCGCAGAACGAAGATACATCATATCAGAGACCTTTCCCTCATTCATGAGCTTCAAGCCGCAATAAACGGCCATTAGCGTCTTGGAAGTTCCAGCAGGACCAGACAATATAACTATTCTTGTGTTATCGTCTAATCCTAATCTAAAAAAGTCTCGTTGTTTTTGCGTCCAATCTAATTCTTTGATTTTTAATTGGAGCTTTGGTTTAAAGAGTACGTCTTCGGCTTCTAACTCTTCGCTTGGTTCTTTGACGGGTTTAACCGTCTTTTTTTGTCTTGGCATCTATGTTATATTACACATAGATTAAGAAATGTTGGCATATTAGTATTTATTGAAATGGTTAAACCTCGTT